ACGAATATGCTATGCTATTAAAGGCTCTAAGGTCTTACATTAATCCTGCGGTAATTTCGACGCCACAGAAACCAGATGTAAACCTACTCAATCAAATCCTATATGGCCAATTCACAGCCTCCACGCTGGTAGTTTGGTACGACTCTAATCAACAGACATTTATCGATAAAGGATACAAAGGTAATGCCTTAGTTTATTCTATTATTCGAAAAATAGCTGAAAAGGGTAAACAATGCCCTACTTACGTTTACAAGGAAACTGAAGCGGCAAAGAAATACAAAGGAGGAAAATATAGCGCAAAGGAGTTAAACAGAGTTCAAAGCATAGCATTTAGAAAAAAAGAGCTTCAGGACGTTAGTTATTCCGATCCTGTCAACCAGTTGATTAAGAATCCAAATCCAATGCAGACTTGGGCTGAATTCTTGGATTCTATGCTAACGTGGTACAATACTAGCGGAGAAATATTCGTTTACGGATTTCAGCCGACAGATGGCCTGAATAAGGGTAAGATTAAGGAAATGTACGTTATGCCGTCTAACTATGTGGAGATAGTTGCTGGCAACCTATTCGAGCCTGTGCGAGGTTATAAATTGATTTTCGGTGATCAGAACATTGAGATTCCTGCTAGTCAAGTGTTGCACATTAAGACAACCAACCTTACTTGGGATTTGAATGGCGCACAGTTGCGCGGAATGCCTCCGCTCTTGGCTGGTATTACCACATTACAGGCTAACAACGAAGCGACCGAGGCGAAGCAGAGAACTTTCCAGAATGGTGGTGCAAAAGGTATTATTTCACCAAATGTTCCTAATCCAGAGTTTTGGCCGTCTCCAGAGCAACGCGCTAAGATGGACGAGCGGATTGACGAGCGAATTAACGGAAGTAAAAACCTTAATAAGATTGTTGCGAGTTCTATTCCTTTGCGTTACGATGCAATTGGTTTGTCGCCTGTGGCAATGGATATTATTAACTCTCAGAATATGGACTTGCAAACTCTTTGCGGTTTGTGGGGAGTTAATCCAGTTTTGTTTGCTTCAAACGCTACATACGCCAATTTGGAGGGAGCGCAAAAAGCTTTGGTTACTGACGTAATTATGCCACAGCTTCAAATGATTGAGGAGAAGTTTACCGAGTGGATTGGTCATTCTTATGGGATGGATTATGTTATTGACTTTGATATTTCATCTTTCTCCGAGTTGCAACCAGACGTTCAGGTAATCCTAGATACGTACGGTAAATCGCCGTACTTTACTGGTAACGAAGTAAGAAGCTTATTGAATTGGCACGCAAGCGAAGATCCTGCAATGGACGTGCATTGGATTCCTAGCAACGTAATTCCAAGCGATGAAGCTTTAGGAAATGCGGCAACGGACTTTAGCGATTTCCAAGCGTAAGAAATGAGGAAAATAAATTACTCCAAGGTGAGACGGTCGGCACAAGCTGACCTCAAGAGATACGAGCGCCTTGGGGTAAAGATATTTACAGAAGCTTTGAAGGAGCAGGCTAAACCAGTAGTTCCTTTGATGCCTATGCAGGAGGCTTACATTAAGTTTTATCAGACTGTATTTGTTGATTCTGCTACTAAGGAGTTTAATAGGATAAGACAGGATAATAAGGAGAAGAAGTTTCTGCCTGATAATTTCTTTGTTGCAACTTGGCTTGAGTTTATAAAGAATTGGGTAATACAGAATCTAGGTCAATTAATCTTTGAAGTTACAGATACTACTCAGAAAAGAGTTAATGAAATTGTTTCTCAAGGTATTCAGGAAGGATTAAATCCTAGACAGATTGAGGAAAGATTACTTCAGCAAATTCCTGACATCAAGCGAGCTAGAGCGATTGCTAGAACTGAATCGACAAGGGCATATAATGAAGGTAAGATGAAATCTGCCATTGATTGGGCTAATCAGACAGGAACTCAGTTATGGAAGATATGGATTCATGGAGGAGCAAAAGAACCAAGGATTCAGCACATTTTAGCGCAGAATAAGCCGATAAGATTTAATCAGCCATTTGTATTCAATAGTAATGGAGTTCAAGTTTTAATGGACAAGCCTGGCGATTTAA